TTCTCATTTCAGGATTTTCAGAACCATATAGTGAGTTTGAAGACTGTGAACGTATTTATACTCCGACAGGACTTTGTTCAGGATGTTTTAACCGTGAATGGCTCAACCCAGGAGATTGGGAATGGTGCCCCGAGCATAAAGATACACCAAGACATTTTGAATGTACTAAATCAATCACTCCAGAGATGGTGATAAAATCTCTAGAAAAAGTACTTAATATTTATTAAATATAAGTAGTTCTGTCTTTTTAAGGTTGCGTATATCAAGCTGTTTTTTGAACAGAGGCTTGATATTTATAATAAAATATAACCTATTATCAAAATGGCAGAAACTTTAGTATCACCTGGTGTTTTAGCAAGAGAAAACGATCAGTCATTTTTAACTCAAACTCCAGCTACAGTTGGAGCAGCTATCATCGGCCCAACAACAAAAGGACCAGTTGAAATCCCAACTATTGTAACCACTTATTCAGATTATATCAATAAGTTTGGTGGTGCTTTCATTAGTGGTGGTGATTCATACTCATTCTTAACCGCACTAACAGCTTACAATTACTTCATAAATGGTGGTACTTCACTTCTAGTTGCTAGAGTAGTAAGTGCTTCTGCAACTTGGGCTCCTGCTACTACAGCTACAGCTTCTGTAACTGGAGGTGCTGGTGCTGGTGTATCAATTCTTAACGCTGATGGTGATGAAGCCTTTATCTTAGAAACCATTTCTGAGGGTGTTATCATGAACAGCTCAAGCTCACTTGATTCAGCAGGAGCTTTAGTTAATGGTACCTCAGATAATATTAGATGGTCAATTCAAAATGCTAATACCTCTTCAGGTACATTTACTCTATTAGTAAGACAAGGTAATGACACTACAAACAGCCAGATTGTTTTAGAGACTTGGACTAACTTATCATTAGACCCAACTCAACCAAACTTTATCGCCGCTGTGATTGGTGATCAAACTCAAAACTACAACCCATCAACTATCCAGCTTACCACTTCAGGTTCTTACGCTAACAGATCAAATTACATTAGAGTAAAATCAGTTGAAACTCCTACTCCAAATTACTTTAATAATAATGGTGTAGCTAAATCAGCTTATACAAGTTCACTTCCAGTGAATGCTAGTGGTTCATTTACAGCCGCAACAGGTGATCCTGTAGCTAGTGGAGGTAATGCTTACTATGAGGCAATTAGTAATACAGATACTCAAGGTTTAAGTGGTAGTGACTACACTAGCATGATCAACTTGTTATCTAACCAAGATGACTACAGATTTAACTTATTAGTAACCCCAGGTCTAATAAATGCTTTTGCTACTCATACTTCACCTATCACAAGTATCATTACAAATACTCAAAATAGAGGAGATAATATCTACATTCCAGACATGGTTGGGTATGGTTCAAGTGTAGGAGCTGTAATAACACAAGCTGCCTCTGAAGACACTTCATACGCTGCAACTTACTGGCCATGGTGTCAAGTACTTGACCCAGAAACAGGTAAGAATGTTTGGGTACCAGCTTCAGCCTTGATCCCAGGTGTTTATGCCTTTAATGATAGAGCAGCTGATCCATGGTTCGCTCCAGCAGGTATTAACAGAGGTGGTTTAGGCCAAGTAATTAGAGCCGAACAAAAACTCTCTCAAGCAACTCGTGATACCTTATACACAGGTAAAGTAAACCCAATCGCTACATTCCCAGGAACTGGAGTTGTAGTATACGGTCAGAAAACCTTACAAACTAAGTCATCTGCTCTTGATAGAGTAAATGTTCGTAGATTGTTAATTCAACTTAAAGGATTTATTTCTCAAGTTGCTAACAACTTAGTGTTTGAACAAAATACTTTAACAACTAGAAACAACTTCTTATCAATTGTAAACCCATATCTAGAGTCAGTACAACAGAGACAAGGTTTATACGCGTTTAGAGTAATCATGGATGATTCCAACAATACTGCAGACGTAATTGATAGAAACCAGCTAATTGGACAGATCTTCATTCAGCCTACTAAGACAGCCGAATTCATCTATCTCGACTTCAGCATCTTACCAACTGGTGCAACTTTCCCAGCGTAAAAGTTTCAAACACAAATATTTATAATAAAATAAATAACACAGCAAAATGGCAGTATTAGGTATAAACGATATTTTCTTCACCCCATTCGAACCTAAAGTTCAGAATAGATTTATCTTCTCAATCACAGGCATCCCAGCCTTCATGATTAAGGGTTTATCAGCGGTAGGCTTCGATCAAGGTGAAATCAGATTAAACCATATCAACATCTACCGTAAAGTAAAAGGTAGAACTGTTTGGAATGATTTGACTATGACACTATACGATCCAATCACACCTTCAGGTGCTCAAGCAGTAATTGAATGGCTTCGTTTACACCACGAATCAGTAACAGGTAGAGATGGTTACTCCGACTTCTATAAGAAGGATCCAACTATCCAAGTATTAGGCCCTGTTGGTGATATCGTTTCAGAATGGGTAATTAAAGGCGCATTCATTAAGTCTGCTAACTTTGGCGAATACAACTGGGACACAGATGCGGGTGCTGTAAACCTCACTGTTACTATGGGTATGGATTACTGTGTACTAAACTTCTAAGAAGTTTTTTACCAAAATTAAAATTAAGCTTGCCATTCGGCAAGCTTTTTTTTATCTTATAACTCAATCTATAAGGGATAGGTTCTTTGACATCTAATACTAAACAAAACTATGGAAACACTATCATTTATTTTAGGTGTAGCTGCGGTCATTACTTTGCTAATGGTTGTGGTTATGTTTATGAATTATATGGAAATCAAAAATCTCCAAAAACAAATCGATATTCTTCAAAATATTGATGAAGCAATTGTTCGTGATCTTGATACAAGAGAACGTAATTGTATAACTTACACAGATCAATTAAATAATAATACTCAACGAGAATTAGAAACTCTCTATCGCCATATTGATAGTAGAGTAGATAAACTTGAAGAAAAAACTAAAAAAGAGTTTCAAGCTCTTAATCATACTAAATCTTATTAATTAACCTGTTAAAGAACCTCCCTTTATAGTATTTATAAACATACAAGTTATAACCAATAATTTATGCCAGAATTTAAATTCCCAACTGAAACAGTTGAACTACCTTCTAAAGGCTTCTTTTACCCAGCCGAACATCCTCTTAAAGAAGGTAAAGTAGAAATGAAATATATGACAGCTAAGGAAGAAGATATCCTAGCTAACGCTAACTATATCCAGCAAGGTATAGTTTTAGACAAATTACTCGAATCGCTTATTATCAGTCCTAAATTTAACTTAGAAGACTTGTTAATAGGCGATAAGAATGCTTTGTTAGTGGCTGCTCGTATCTTAGGTTATGGTTCAAATTACACCGTATCATACGGAAGTAAGACACAAACTATTGACCTATCTAAGTTAGAAAACATCAATAATGACTTTACTGGTCTAACTGAAGGAAAAAATGAATTCTCTTATACTATGCCTACTACAGGCACTGAAATTACCTTTAAGCTTTTAACAGGTAAGGATGAAAAAATGATTGATAAGGAATTAGAGGGCCTAAGAAAAGTAAATCCTAACGCAGGGGAATTAACTACTCGATTCCGTTTTATTATTACCTCAGTAGGGGGTAACCGTGACATGAGTACTATTGTTAACTTTGTAGACAATTACCTCCTAGCATCAGATTCAAGAGCATTAAGAGAACACTATAAAAATACTATGCCAGATGTGGATATGTCCTATGAGGGGGAGGACGGTCGATTTCGCACAATTCCGATTGGACTTGACTTTTTTTGGCCTGACGTTGCAGAACGTTTCTAATTTCAGAGCAGCTTTATTTAGTGAAATACATGAAATAATATTTCATGGTAATGGTGGTTATGATTATCCTACAGTCTATAATATGCCTGTATGGTTAAGAAAGTTTACTTTTAATAAACTGCAAGACCATTACACTAAACAAGCAGAAGCTCAAAAACAACAAACCAAATCAGGAAACACTACCAATGTCATAAATGAAGATGGTACAATAAACGCCCCTGAGTTTGCTAAAGTAAGTAAACAATATAATAGTAAGGAACAAAGAGTCCCAAAGTACTAACAAACTTTGGGACTTTCCATATTTATTACATATAACCTAGATTAATGGCTGATACTACAAAAATAGCACAAGAGATTAAAGAACTTCTCAAGGCATTAGGACCTGAAGGTAGAGGTTATCAAGGTCAATTAGATGCTTTAAATCAAACAAATGCTAAAGTTGAGGCCTATAATCAACTCTTAAAGAATGTTCAATCAACTTTAAGAGATATAAACAATGATTTAAATAGTACTTTTGGTTCTTGGGGAAGAATTATAAATGAAGTTACTAAAGCTGACACTGTATTAAGTAATACTAGAAAAGGCTTTAAAGAATTTTATAACATTTCAGTTCAGCTATTATCTAATCAAGAGAATATAGTTAAAACTTCAGAAAAAGAATTACAAAGTCTTCAAAAGAAAGCTGATAGAAACAGAATTCTTCTTCAACAACAACTTCAAGAATTACAAGCTAAAAAAACTAGTGTTGGTCTTACAGATGAAGAAGGAGCAGCTTTACTTAACTTAGAAGGTGCTTTAAGAGCTAATACAGGTGAAGTTGAAAAAACTAACCAAGCATTAAAGAGACAATTACTAGACTTAAAAGCTATTAATGCTACTACTGGTCTAACTGGAGGTATCTTAAAAGGTATTGGTAATATTCCAGGCCTAAGTAAAATAGGCAACATGCTTAAAGTTGATGATGCTGTAGACTCAATGAGAGAATATGCAGCTGAACAACTTGATCTTGTAAGAAATACTGATGAATATCAGAAGCAATTAAAAGCAATCAATGATCAATTAGAAGATCAAAATCTTACATTAGAACAGCAAAATAAATTAATTCAAGATAGAGAAAAATTAGAGCAAAGTGCTCGTGATAAAGCTCTAACTTTTGGTAATAAGTTTAAAGCAGCTTGGATAGGAATTAATGAATTAGCTAAAGGATTTGGTAAAGCTTTACTAGACCCTCTAACTATATTTGCAGGTTTAGCTAATCAAGCTGGCAAAATTGACCAAGAATTAGTTGGATTTCAGAAAAATCTAATGTTATCCCGTTCAGGAGCTATAGCTCTTAGAATGGAATTGTCACAAGCTGCATTAGCTACTAATTCTAACCTAATTAATACTAGTGATTTAGTAAAAGCTCAAGCTAATCTTAATGAACTATTAGGAGTTCAAGGTAAAATTGATGCTAATAACTTAGTTATTCAAACTCAATTAACTAAACTAGTAGGTATTCAGGCTGCTGAAGCAGCTAAATTACAATTCTTTGCTGAAGCTACAGGTCAAGACTTTGAAGAACAATATACTTCTCAATTAAGAACTACTCAAGAAGTAAGTAAACAATTTGGAGTACAAATTAACCAAAGAAAAGTATTAGAAGAAGTAGGTAAACAAGGTGCTTTTGCTTTAGCTCAATTCAGAGGCTCAACAACAGCATTAACTGAGGCTGTAGCTAAAGCTACCGCTTTAGGTACTACTTTAGAAGGAGTAAACCAAGTAGCTAGTTCTTTACTTAATTTTGAAGATTCAATTTCTAAAGAATTAGAAGCTGAATTATTAATTGGTAGAGAAATTAACCTAGAAAGAGCTCGTTATTTTGCTCTTACCAATGACATCAATGGTTTGATGGATGAACTCAATAAGGAAATGGGCACATTCAGTGATTTCCAAAACATGAATGTTATCCAACAACAAGCCTTAGCAGAGTCATTAGGAATGAATGTTGGTCAGTTAAGTGAAATGTTGTTAAAACAAGAATACTTAAATGAGCAAGGTGAAATAATTAAGGATGTAACAGATGAAGAATTAAGAAATAGACTTGAATCTTTATCTACTCAAGAAAAATTCAACATGGCTGTTGAAAAAATGCAAAGTCTTGTAGGTGATCTTGTACAAGGTCCTT